AGACTTTACTGACAATAAAGAACGATCAACAGGTGTTATAGCTCAAGACGTTGAGAAAGTACTACCAGAAGCAGTTCGTGAGAACAAAAATGGTCTTAAGAACGTAGCCTATGGCAACATGGTAGGACTTCTAATTGAAGCAATTAAAGAACAACAAGCTCAAATTGATGAGCTTAAAAAACAATTAAGCTAATAGTGGAGGAACACGAGGATGGCTTATAAAGTAGGAGGTACTGAGGTTATTAGTAACGCTCGGGCCTTAAATAATATTACAGCAATAGATAGCACAACTGCAACTACAATATCTACTGCTGTAGGCTCTACACCAGAAACACTTACGGCATGGAATGAAATTGTGTTCATGAACACACCAACAAGGCAAACTGGTACAGATATTTATTACAGTGGCAGCAATTGCACCCCTAGCGATAGTAGTTTATTTGTAACCGAAGACGTATTTGGAAAAGATCAATGGGCGGGATTTACTATTAGTACATTTGGTGGGCCTAACAGTAACGCAACTTCACCTAATGTTGCTTGGTATAGCAATAATCCAATAACAAACTTATGGGATGGTGGTATTTATACTTATGGAAATGCCGTTTCTGGGAGTTATGCGTCTAATTTTAATGCTACAAGTACACTCACAGTAACTTACACCTATTCAAGCTCAAAAACTTGTTCTGCATTTTATTATGGTCAATTTAGTGCCTATAAATTCTCAAACATAACAGTTGAAGCATATGTTAATTCTGCTTGGACTCAGATGGATACCTTTACGCCAGACGGTAATGAGTGGAGATTATTTGACCCTAAAACATCAACGCAATTTAGATGGACAGCAACAAATCCTACCATAAATTTTGTATTCTACGAAATGCAGTTTGCAGGTTCTACTGCGGCTTCTGGAAAATATGTAACAACACCTTCTAATTCGGTTTCTAGTGCGGGGTCTAGTGTCACGGCTTATGCCGTTGTGGAGGGAACTAATTCTGGTTGGACATTCCAAGTATCACGGGACGGGGGTTCAAACTATGCAAGTCCATCTACATCAACGGCAACACAATATGGTAACTACTATGTCTACAAGTTGACGTATAATTTATCTAGTCAAACATCAAACAGTACACTTGGTATGAAGGTGACTTTTCCAAGTAACACCGATGCCAAATTTTATGGCTGCAAAATAGAGGGTTAATAAAATGACAGAAAATGAAGCGGCAGCGGCTACTGCTAGAGTTTATAGAAATGGTTTGCTGGAAGAAACTGACACTTGGGGGTTAGGCGATTACCCTGCAACTCAATTACAGTTAGATTACCGTCAGGCTTTGCGTGATGTTCCAACACAAGAAGGTTTTCCAGCAAATATAACGTGGCCCATAAAGCCAGAGTAATACCTAAAATATTTAGGTGTTGAAATTATAACAAAACAAGGGCAATAAATGTCAAAAAGAAAATCTCGCTACGCTACTAAAAATAATGTTCATCGTCTTGGCTTTCATGTAATACCTAAAAATGAAAAACAAGATAAACTTATAAGAAGTATTAAAGTATATCCTATTACTGTTACAATTGGTTGTGCAGGAACAGGAAAAACTTATTGTAGTGCAGGAACTGTAGCGCAGTTATATCTTCAAGGTAAATACGATAAAATTGTATTAACTCGTGCTAACGTTCCTACAGGTAAAAGCCTTGGACACTTTCCTGGAAGTATCCAAGAAAAAATGACTCCTTGGTTATTACCAATGTTAGAAGTTTTAGAAAAAGCTCTTGGCAAAGCTAAATATCAGTATATGATAAATAAAGGTGAGATTGAAATACAACCGATTGAAACTATTCGAGGGCGTTCTTACGAGAACGCTCTTGTTTTAGTTGATGAGGCTCAAAACTTAAATATGGATGAGTTAAAAGCCATTAGTACACGTTTAGGCGAAAACTCTAAATTAATACTTATGGGAGATCCTGCTCAATCGGATGTAAAAGAAGGTAGGGATCTTATGAGATTTTGTAACTTAATTAAACAGGCAGGAATTAGTTTACCTGTTGTGGAATTTTCGGTTGATGATATTGTTCGCAGCGATATTGTAGCAGATCTTGTAAGGATATTTATAGCACAAAAAATATAGAGAATCTTATGACAGAGTATTATTCGGAAGAAGAAAGAATTATTGCGCTAGAAAAAGCGAAAGATGAATTGAATTCCCGAAAAAGCAAAGAGATATGGGGTTATAATGATTGTTGGCAGTTTGTTTCCAATTATGATTTATTCTTAAGAGGAAATAACTCTAAATTAAAAGATTTAGAAATCAACTACGATAGCCCCATATCTTGGGAATTACAAATAAAAAAGTTATTTAGAAGTTACGAAATCTTCGCAGATTATACTAACTACAAAATTGTTAAAAACAAAAAACCCAAAATTGGTGATGTTGCTTATCAGATTATGAATGACGGAAATATCTCCGCTTTAATAGCTGACAAAAGCCATTGGGTAACAGCACGAGGCGATAAAGGTGTTGTAAGAGCTACTCAAAAAATGTTCTTAGAACTTAGTTTTCCTTTAATCGTCAGGCCAATAAGGGAATAAATTATGGCAGTTTACTATTATAAAAACTCACAAATATTAGCTCCTGTTAGTATTGTATCAAATGAACCTATGTTTGATATGACAACAGTGTCTCTTAAGACTCGAAGAGCTTCACAAGGACATCAGCGTTGGGAATTAAGTTTTAATATCCAACCTACAGATAATAATATAGAGGAAGCATTACTAGCAGGTGTTAATAATTTAAATTCAGAAACTATGGTTATGCCCCAAATGCCTTCTGTAGTAAATCGATTTTCATTTTCAGGACCAGCTACTGTATCAGCATTAGCATTAACAAATTCAACAGAAATTGTTATAGACGATACAATAACAAACTCAGGAACTATTCCAAAAGGTTATTTTATTAAATTTAATACTTCTGATAAAATACACATTGTTACTTCAGATGCTACATTTAATTCTAGTAATACAGGGGTTACTGTTAATATTTATCCAAAACTAACTGAAGATATTAGTTCAGGATCTGAGTTGCTTACAGGTAATTCTGTATTATTTTCTTATTACAAAGATATTAATAACCAAACAGGAATTACTTTTACAGATGGTGTTTTAGCAAATCCAGGAACAATTACACTATTAGAGGCAATTTAAAATGAGAGTCTTTTCTAGTGCAGTTCAAACATTAATTGATAGTGGTAATATAGAATATTTTTTCTTAATTACCTTGGAATTTACAAACACTTATAGGCTGACTAGTTATCGTTCTAACTTAGAATATGATGGGAATATTTATACAGCAGATGGTGGTTTATTTGAAATAGATGAACCTAGATTTTCCTCTGTAGTTGATAGAGAGGCCTATCGTATTGTTATTGCAGAAGATCTAGACGAAATGTCGGCAGAATTTGAGGGTAACGTTGTTGGCAAGCCTATTGATGTAAAAGTTGGATTTGTTGATACTAATGGCCAACCCCTATTAAATGTAAACGATATTGTTTCTATATATAAGGGTAATGCAGATAGTCCTAGTATAACAAATGACTGGGAAGAAAAACTAGCTATTATTGAAGGTACTTCTCCTATGGCAGACCTTGACGCTGTAAATGTTAGATATACATCTAAAGATGGCATGGATCAAATTAATACAAATGATACTTCTTTTGATGAAATTTATGGCGGTAGAGAGATAACTTTTAAGTGGGGTAAGGTATAATGGTCGCTAAACTAATATTTAGAATTATTGCTACTGTTGCTTCTATTGCTTATCAGCAATCTCAAATGAGAAAAATGCGCCGAGAACAAGAGCGCATGAGAGCGCAAATGGCGGCAGAAGCTGATAAAAGAAAAGGTTTTGTTTTTACAGTTAGTGGTCAAGCATCACCTATTCCTATTGTTTATGGAAAAACGGTCTTAGGTGGTATTGAAACAGCCCATAAAGTTAGTAATAACTATGTTGCAGGGAGTGAAGCTTCAGCTAGCAAAATTTTATCTCAAGGTCTAAGTAGTTCAGGGTCTGGTTCCAAAAACGAATTTTTACATGTACAATATGCGTTATGCCATGAAGGTATAGAAGGTGTACAATGGATTAAGGTTAATGGTGTAGACTATAATGATACCCAATCAAAATTTCAACACAGATTTAGGATTTATAACGATGGAGGAATCGCAGATCCAGCCGCAACAGCTAATGGGTTTCCTTCTACTAACTATTTTACAGGCGTAGCTAATGTTTCTGCAACTTATAAATTAAATCGAGATGATTATAATTATGCAGGAGTACCTGGAGTTGAATTTTTAATTAAAGGTCGTAAGATTAAAAACATAATTAGAAGTGGTTCTGGAACAAGTTCTGACCCTTATACTTATGCGCTATCTTCAAGTAGTAACTATAGTAATAACCCTGCTTATTGCTTGTTAGATTATCTTATGAACAATAACTTTGGCAGAGGTCTTTCTGAATCTGAAATTGACTTGGAATCATTTTATGATGCTGCTAAAGTCTGTGATACTATAGTTATGACTCAAGCTCTAATTGGTGGTCAAATTAATGGTCAAAAGACTATTCATACTGTTGCAGACTATGCGTCTCTTCCAGGAAATCTTGAAGATAGAACTTATGAAAATGAAGTTTGGCAAACAGAAGATGATGATAAGTTTTATCAATGGCAAAGAACATCTTGGGCAGAAACCTCTTATGATGAGCGTAGAGATATACCGTTATATGAATGCAATATGGCAGTTAATCCTGAAAATTCTATTAGAGATAATATTCAAGAAATTCTTTATACAATGGGGCTTGCGGAATTAACTTGGACAACTTTAGGTAAATATAAACTTTCACTTGAGTATCCTACTACACAACAAGAAACAGAAGCTCTTGTAAATTCTTCTCATATATTTAATGAAGACAATATTATCAAAGACGAGGTTACAATAGCTTATTCGAATGCTTCAGATAGATTTAATCAAGCAACAGTAACTTTTCTTAATGAACACGAAGATTTTAAAGAAGATAGTATTTCATGGCCTCCCTTGTATTCCTCTACTTATACTCAATATCTTACAGAAGACGGAAATCAACCCTTAAAATCATCCATTCAAGCTCAAGGTGTTACAACACCTTATCATGCACAAGCATTAGCTGAACAATTAATAAGGCGCTCTAGAACATTAAAATCAATATCATTTAGAGTTGATAAAACAGGACTGTCTATTGAACCTGGAGATTTTATAAGAGTAACTCTGCCTCAACATAATTTAAGTAATCAAATTGTTCGTGTAGAATCAATGGAAGTTAATTCTGATTTAAGCGTTAAACTTTCAGGTTATACTTTTGATCACACCGTGTTAGCATGGAATATTGCAAATGATATTGCTTATACAGAACAACCTACTTATGATTTTACCGTAGATGCTCCTACAAATCTTGTTTATGATGAAGGCTCTGTTAATAATGATAATAAGCATGTTATCGGTAATTTGACTTGGACTGATAACAATAATGGAAGTTCTTTCTCTTATGATATTTCTTATCGTGTAAATGGAGCATCCGATTATATCTTTTTAGCTAATACTAAATATAATCAAATTGAGTTATTTAATTTTGAAGGACTTGCTAATAATACCCATTTTGATTTTAAAGTTCAAGCAAAATCACCTTTAGGACAATTAAGTGATCCTGTAGAAATCACAAATCAATTTGTTCAAAAAGCTCCAAATGAAATTGTTTCTTTACAAATTAATGAAGAGCAATATATTACAAATAATGCTTCAGGTCTAAAAAATAGACTTCTTTTAACTTGGACTCCAGATAACACAGGGGTTTTAGCTTATTATTATTTAGTAGAATATAAACAAAACACTGAATCTATTTATCAAGTTGTAGGAACAACTAATAATCCAGAAATATCTATTCCAGATGTAAGAGCAGGTGTTTTTGACTTTAGAATAACTCCATATAGTGTTTACAATTATGTAGGAGATATTTTTGAAACACAACAAACAATTGTTGGATTTTCTGCGGATCCTGCAAGCCCCACAGGGTTTACAGGTAATATTAATGAAGGTCAAATTAACTTAACATGGGATGAGCCTACAGACCTAGATGTTCTGTATGGTGGCCACTCTGAAATTAAATTCCACTTATCAACTGATGGAACTGCTACTTGGGATACTGCTTCAACAGTAGTTTCTTCTTTGTCAGGTAATACAACCAATAAAACTGTTCCTACTTTAACTGGAACTTTCTTTATACGTTTTTATGATGCCTTTGGAAACTTTTCAGCAACACCTGCACAGTTTATTAGTACATTTGTTGATGAATCATTTAACTTTATTTCAGAGTATGATCAAGATGCACTAAACTATAGCGGTGCCAAAACTAATTGTACTTATAATTCTAGTACTGGTACATTAGACTTAGACGCTAATCAAACATCTATGACCTATGAATTTAATTCTGTAGTAGACTTAAATGAAATTGTAACTGTAAGAGTTACACCAGATCTTAAAATGTTAGTTACTAATGCAGGTGTTAATGTCGCAGACTACGTTAATATTGCAACAGAGCCTCGCTTTGTTGGTCCTTTTGCAGATGCTACTGCCAGAATTTACATAGCTACTACAGATGATGATCCTAGTGGGACTCCAACATGGAGTGACTGGAAATTCTTGCTAGTTAGTAGTTATAAAGCTAGGGCTATGAAGTTTAAATTAGAGGTTGATACTGTAGATACTAATACAGCAGTTTCTGTTACAGATCTAAACGTTACAATAGATAAGAAAGACATTATTAAAACAGGTACAAGCACAAGCAGTACTTCCGCAGATACAACTGTAACTTATCCTACAGCATTTTATGCTGGACTCTCAGGAACGAATGCGCCTAGGGTTGGTATACAAACTATTGGAGGTTTAGCAGGAGATCAAGTTGTAATATCATCTCGTGATCATACAGGATTTGTTTACTCTATCTATAATGGTGGTTCTAGAGTACAAAGAACAATAGATTACCAAGCAATTGGTCAATAAAGGAGAAAATTATGTCAACAGCGAGTTTAGTTATTGACGCCAACCAAAGTGGCCTTGCTTACACAGCCGATTTAAATGCAGGTTTAGCTGCAATTAACACTTGTCATTCAGGCTCTTCAGCCCCTACTACAGAGGTTGTTGCAGGTAAACTTTGGTTAGATACAAGCGGGACAAATCCTGTTTTAAAAATTTATAGAAGTGGTTGGAAATCATTATTTACGTTAACTAGCACAAATGTATCTACTAGTATTAATGCTTTAACAACAGCTACTGCAACAATAACAAGCACTTCTACTTTTACAGGGCTTATTACTGCTAATGGAGGACTATCAACTACTACTGTAACTGCTAGCGGAAATATATCAGCAGTAAATGGCACATTTACAGGTGATGTACAAGCAGATGACTTTGATACAACTTCAGATAGACGTTTAAAAACAAATATAAATAATATTGAAAATGCTTTAGATAAAGTTAAAGCGCTTCAGGGTGTATCTTTTAAAATGAATAATCAAGATAAAATTGGTCTTATTGCCCAAGATACACAAGAAGTTATACCTGAAGTTGTTAAAGAAAACGAAGAAGGCTATTTATCAGTATCTTACGGAAACATTGTAGGGTTACTTATTGAGGCTATTAAAGAGCAACAAGTTAAGATAGAAAGCCTAGAGAAAAAGTTAGGAGAATAACATGGCAAGAACAATAATTGATGACTGGAAAATTATTCCACGATTGATGATGCTTGCAGTAACTATTTTAACTTATCAAGCCGTACATTGGTTTATGGCTTTACCTGAACCTAGTAACGCACAGGCAGGGCTAGTCTCTGTCTGTATGGGAGCCTTAACAGGTTGTTTTGGCATTTGGATGGGAAAGGAAGTTAATAAATGATACAAGCTTTAATTGGACCATTAACAAGTTTAGCGGGGACATGGCTAAATGGAAAAGTTGAAACAAAAGCTGCAGAGACTAGGGCAAAAGTTGCCAAATCTGAGGCTGAGGCACAGATTATGCTCTCTAGGGCAACTAGTGAAGCAGACTGGGAAAAGATTATGGCAGAAGGCTCGCAGTCTTCTTGGAAAGACGAGTGGCTAACAATTCTGTTTAGTATTCCCCTTGTGTTAGTTTTTACTGGAGATTGGGGGCGAGAAATTGTAGCAAATGGCTTTGCTGCTCTTGAAACAATGCCAGACTGGTATCAGTACACTTTAGGTGTTATTGTAGCTGCTAGCTTTGGTGTAAGATCCGCAACAAGATTATTTGGGAAAAAGTAATGAGTTTTAAATTATCAAATCGTAGTTTAGGAAAATTAGAAGGTGTTGACGAAAACTTAGTAGCAGTTGTAAAACGAGCTATTGAGCTAACTAAAGTAGACTTCGGGGTTGTTTATGGACTTCGTACTGTTGAAGAGCAAGAAAAACTTGTTGCAGCAGGTAAGTCTCAGACAATGAAGTCAAAACATCTAGAAGGTCGTGCAGTAGACCTTATGGCTTATGTAGATGGAAAAGGTTGTTGGGAACTAAATGTTTACGATGATCTTTGTGACGCTATGAAAGTAGCTGCAGAGGAACTAGGTGTAGCTATTAAATGGGGTGCTGCTTGGTCAGAGGGCGATATTCGTTCTTATCCAGGAACAGC